GCCTCCAAAGCAGCGGTGGTATCATCGTCCCGGCTATCTTTGAAGTACTCGCGCCTGTTCCATTTGCTTGCGCCGATGCGCGTGGCATTCGTGCGTGTCACCCACACACGCGCCGCGTCTTCCCCTTGCCCGGCAACCAGCACACAGTTTCGTTCATCCGAGTGGTAAGTGCCAAATGTTGCCTGACTCAAGTTGCCGTATTGCTTGCCGACCAAGCGCGGATCGCCGGACGCTCTTCCGTGATTTTGTCCTCTTTGCCCGGTGTAAGTGCGAAATTCAAACGTGCCCGGCGCAGTCCTTACCACGTCAAAGCCAAGCCAAACGTCATTCTTTTCGCTTGCCACTTCTGCGATTTCTTGCAGCACAGTCAGCACGTCCCGATAAGCGAATGCCTTTGTGATCGCCGTTCCGCCTGCGCTCAAGTCCGGCGCGCAAGTCAACTTTGTTCGTGTCGTGCCAGCCGTAGCCCCCAACTCGTTTTCAACGATCGTCTTCATCATATCGTCCGGGTAGTCGGTCATCTCACCCGCCGCGCTTCCCGCGTATGCCCACACGATAGCGGTGTCCAGCAGCCAGTTTGCGTCAAAGGCAGTCAGCCGAATGTACTCCGCCCCTTCGCTGTCCGTCCAGAACTCCCAATTCTGAAGGAAGTAAGCGGTTTCATTCTGTAATTCCAGCACGCCGCCCTTTTCGCGCCACACCTCGAATATATCGCCAACGCTGAACTCATCGTATTGCATCAAGCCGCGCGGAAGATCAACTATCAGTCCGCCGATAGCGTTCTGCGTTTTGATATATTCCAGGCTATTGAACGCCTGAATAACGCCTTTTCTAACGCCCTCGTGTGTGTACCAGACAAGTTCATATCTCATTACAACAACGCTCCATCAAGCCCCCAAAATTGCGGTGTCCAGGCAATCCACGCGCCAGAGTTGGAGTCCGCGCCCGTCATGAACAGCGAGAGCGCGTTGTAACCCGGCTTCAGGTAGAAGTCGCCATAGTCCGAGCCGGGTATCACGTAGCGCATCAGGTTGCCCCTGCCAGCCCACCCGCCTTTGAATTGCAGATCGAGCGGGTCGAACTTCAAGCTGATGGTCTCGCCCGCTTGCAAAGTCAGCCCGTCAAACATGACAGACTTCCCTGTCGTGTAGTTCGTGATAGCCTGAAGCGTGCCCGGTCCCGTGATCTGCATGTAGGGGTAAGTGTTGGCTGAAGCCGATGTCAGTTCCAGATTGAGCGCCACGACGCCAGTTTCGGCGTTCACGTCCGGCGTTTCGCCAGCGGTTGAGAATGAGCCACCGATGTAGAGAGAGCCGTCTGAGGCGGGTAGAATGGAATAAACCGTGCCAGTACCCGGAAGGTCAATGTCAAGCGGTTGCCACGCCCCGTTATTCCAAACAGCGACTTTATCTGTAAGAGTCAATCCACCTGCGGATGTAAATGCGCCAGCGGCGTAAAGCGTGCCGTAGTTCAATGCAATCGAATTCACGATTCCATTTGTCCCCGTTCCAAGCGCGCCCCAAACAGCGCCATTCCAGTAAGCGATATAATCCGAGCCTGCGTTGCCGCCCGCGTTTGTAAAATTGCCGCCGACAAATAGCAGCCCGTTATAACCAAAAGCGAGTTCGGCAACGGTGCCACCAATATCTGTGTTCGTACCAACAACCGAAAACGCCGTCCCGTTCCATTTGCACAAGTAGGGATAAGCAGCGTCTGTGAATGACCCACCGATATAAAGGTCACCATTAGGCGCAAAAGCTAACGCATTAACAGTGTTATTCAATCCGGTGGAAAGAGCATTCCATGCAGAACCGTCCCACATAGCGATTTTTGCTGTGTTGGCTACCCCGCCAGCAGAAGTGAAATACCCACCGACATATACATCGCCATTTGCGGCAATTGCGATTGAATAACAAGGACCATTTAACCCCGTTCCAAGCGCATTCACAGTTGGTGTACCACCCGGCTCTAACCCCGTGATCTTTACGATAATATCTCCATCTATTGAACCATAATTGAGGAAGTCGCCCCCAATATACAAATCCCCGTTTGCGTCAAAAGCCATTGCTCTTAGAAGCCCCGGTATGCCGCTAACAACCGCTTCCCACTTTTCTGTTTCCGGATTCCAACGCGCCAGATAATCAGCGTTCGCTTCAGTGCCTGCATCTGTAAAGTTGCCCCCAACGTAAATCTTGCCGTCCGGACCTTCTGCCATGCAATAAACAATGCCATTCAGCCCCGTGATCAGACTTGCATATGCGCTGCCAGTCCACTTGCACCAGTTCCCGTCCTTGTCCCTCTTGACGATAAACTCAGCCGGGAAGTCGGCGTACAGGTTAAGCGCATCACCTTCGTGGTACGCCCCGTCCAGTAAGCCGCTCGGAATAGCGAAGTTCAGCACCGCCCTTTGATGCGAGGGAATGTCGGGCGTGTCCACCAATGAAGCAGACAATGGAACGCACTTGATGTCCACCGGGTTAGTGGCTTCATCGCCGTTCGCGGCAAAGCCCTGGTAGCGCACAATCCGCTCTTGTCCCGGCGCGAGGTCGGGTCGGATAGCGTCAATGACCGCCTTGCGATTCGCTTCAATCGCACCCAGTGTTGAGCCGATAAAGTCCACCACAATTGAGAATTGCCGGGACTTCCTGATGTGCGTTTGGTACATATCGCCGCCGCTCGTCATCTTGGTCAATATCTGATTCCAATCGCCGTGCCCTAACCCGCTCACGCTCACAATCTCGCAGTAGGTAGACAGGTCAATGAGTTCCCCGCCAGCAGCAGTATCAACCGGGCGGTACGATGTTGAGTTCCTGACCGCGCCAGTCCAGCGGCAGCCTTCCGTGTAACCGTCGAAGAAGGTGGTCGCTTTCCAGTGTTCAAATTGCGCGCCGTCCACATAATAAGCGTCGGTCGATGCAACCGCGTCCCTGCTGACCGCCACATAGTAAGTTGTGGCAGTTTCAGCAGCGGTAAATGAAACAGACTCCCTTTGCCAATAGCCGGTCGCTGTAAAAGTGGTCGTCGCTTTGATGTTGTTGGCTGCATCTGAGATAAATATCCGCATGGCTTGTCCTGCCACGCCCTTTACGTCGCAGCTAAAAGCGTAGGTCACGCCGTTGTTGACAGTCAAGCCAGCATAGTACGCCCCGCTTGCCACGCCGGTTGCGGTATTGACCTTCATCGAGTACGCGCCTCTGCGCTGGTAATCGGCAGACTCCGCAATCGTTACGCCAGCCCCGCTTGCCGCCCAATCCTCTTCAAAGTCGGGCGATGCAAAGGTCGGATTCTTGATGTAGTTATACTGCTCGTAAGGCTTTACGATCCAGAATTTCTTGTATGCCAAAACAGGTGCTGTCATTACGCCCACGCCTCCATCAATTCAAACGCCGTCCGAACATCCGCCGGATTGCTGCTCGTCGGCATAGTCAGGTTGTAGACGTTGCCGCCTTTCTTGTTGCTCGTCACGCCACTCATCGCTTGCGCAACCGCCTTGCCGATTTCCTCCGGGCTGATAGCCGACCCGCCCCCATAGAGAGCCTTAGCCAACGCCCGTTCTGCATCCGCCCTGGATAGCACAAACCCGTCTGCGCTTGGCACGAACACCTCGCCGCGATAGCCGTACTCCTGCCAGTTGTAGGGGTTGCCGCCTGTCACCGCACCGCCGACGGCTCGGTCTAACATACCAGTATCACCGTGAGCAACAACTTGGATGTTCACGATTTTGTCTGTCAAACGCTTTTCTTCGATCTCTTTCAGCTTATCCAACACGGCTTGAGTGTTGGCTGTGATTTCGATGTCTTTACCTTCCGGCAAGTTCTCGATTTCATCCGCAAGGTTAGAAACAAGCGCGTTGTATTGTGACTGTGTTATCGCCCCGTCTTCCAACATCTGCTGGTAGACGTTCACCTGTTTTGTCGCATCAACCGTGCGCTCATCAATCAGCCCCATCGCTTCAGCCAGCGCGTAAGCCCCTTCCGCGCTCAATCCTTCAGACGCTATCTTGAACAATAATGATTCCGTATAAGCCCGCATTGCCATGTCTGCATTGTTGGTCGCATCCGCAACCGTTTCGGTAGCGGTTGCCGCGCTCTCGCTCTCAGCCGCCATCAATGCAAGTTGCGCCTTCCCCATCTGCACTGCTTCGGTGTAGGTGATAACGCCGTCTGAGGTGTAGCCAATTGTTTGATCGAGATATTCCTGCGCTTTTGCTAATTGTTCTGTAGTAACAGCACCCATCCCACTGTGAATGCCGATGTCACGCAGCATGGCGTTGTATTCTTTTCCTGAGATAACGCCCGCTTTTTGCAGGTCTTTCAAATCACCTATAACATCGCCGAATTGCTGTCCGACTTGAACATTCTCAGTCATGTGGTCGGCAAGCGAAGTCAGCACAGGCGCTAATCCGTCCAAAGCATCAGCCGTAGTTAACTTAATCGCATCGCCCAGGTTTTTGAACGCTGATTCCATAATTTGAACTTGCCCGGCGCTGGTTTCAGCCTTCGCGCCGACCTTCTCAATTTGCGCTTCGGCTTGCTGTAAAAACGCCTCTGTAAAAGCCTCATTTGCGCTAAGCCCCGAAGCCTCCAGCGCCTTGACCTTCGCGTCAAAGCCATCCACACTCACGCCAAGCGCATCAAAACGCATAGTAGTTTTGTTGGTCAATGTCAGCACCAACTGATTCATATTCATGCCAAGCGCGCCCGCAACGGAAGTCAGCCTAACCACCTCGTCGTGTGACTTGGCAAGCCCCAACGCCATGAAGTCGGCAGCACCGGCAACCAGTTCAGCATCGCTCATCATGCCGCTTGTAGCATCCCGCAGGTCGCCTAAAAGAGCGTCAGAAACCGTGCCAATTGACGCGGATAGGTTATCAAACCGCGTGCGCGCGTACTCTAATTCCGCGCCCTCTTTTGCGGTATCGTAGACTTCCTTCAATGCGGCGGTAACACCGGCAACCGCGCCAGCTACCAGAGCCGCTTTGCTCAATACCGAGCCGAGCCCAGCGCCAAATCCTTCAACTCCGCCCTTCGCTTGCGTGCCAGCATCGCCAACACTCTTTACGTCGGCTTTTACTTTTGAAAGGTCGCCGCTGGCTTTGTTCAGCGCGCTAATCACAATCTGCAGGTTAGCCATACTTCGCTCTCAATCTCTCAACCTCGTTCACAATGTCCCACACGCCCTCATTCTCACGCTTCCACTTCGCAGACTCGCCGGGCTTGTTGCCCTCTGCTTTGTACAGCTTTATCGCCTCGTACACATTCCGCACTTGCCGCATTTTCCGCAGCAAGCCCGCCGGTTGCTCCATCACGCCGCCTGAGTAAGGCAAGGCGCGGTAGTTCTCGCAATTGAGTGCAAGTTCCAGCAAGGCGGGCATGTCCGGTCGCTTTCCATCTGCATAATCAGCGGCGGCTATCAGGATAAAGGGTCAATGTTCATTGCCTCCGCAATGACGTTGAAGATGCAGTCCGCAAGCCAAACAATGAGAGCCGGTTTGGCATTGTCCACGCCTTCAACCGTCATTACCGGCTCGGACATATATCCATGCTCGACAAATGACCTGACGCTATCGCCACGCCACACGGAAAGGGGCGAGTCCTGCTTGCCCTTCATGTCGCGGTGGTAGTCTTCCAACATGCGTTGGTTGATTTCTTTCAGCACGCACTTGCCAAACTTCGGGTGTTCAAATTCCATAACGCTCCTAAACAGCGGCTAAGGCGGCTTTGGTTTCGATGCTCAACCACTGGCTCGCGGTCGGGTTATAAACGCCATCCAGCACCAGATCGTAGGTCATCAGGCCGTTTTTGTCCTGAAACAGTTCAGGTGCTTGCATACTGTGACCGGCAAAGTCGATGGTCATGGAGCGCAATGTGGTTGTGGCACCGGTGGTGTAGATGATGCGCACGCGCTTTTCCAAGATTGTGTTGGCAGCCGCAAGCATGGCAATCAGATAATCATCGGTTGATGCGTTCAACTCCAAGCTCAACTTCAATTGCCCGCTCCATTTGTTATCGTAGGATGCGGTCGGTGAACACTCGCCCAGGAAGTTGTGGTACTCGCGGTTGGCATTGACGCTCAATTCCCAAGAGAACGCGCTCGATGCCAGCGGAGTGAAGGTATTGCCGGCCCAAGCCTCAATCGCAACAGAAGCCATGCAGCCGGTCATGCGCGTGCCGGTGGTCAAGTCTGGCAGCGATGCCAGTGTGCCAGCAACCACCTTGCCGCCCATAAGAGACGCGCCCACGCTCACACCGGAGTTGGCAGCGCCGCTCAATGTCAGGCTCGTAACAGTCGCGTCCTGCATCTGCCAGACTTCATCGGTCTGCCCGAATTGCAAAGTTGCGGCGTGCGGAGTGATGGCCGCCGTGGTCGGCGCGGCATAAGAACGCGTGTAAGGGTTAGCAGAACCAACCGGACTGACTGTGCCGAACAGCATTTCCAGCCAGTAGTTCAGTTCTTCAAAGTCCGTATCACTCGTTTCAGCCGTTGCGCTGGATAGATAGCGGTCAAGCGTGGTCTGGTGTGTCGGAGCCATTGTGCCCCGTAATTGGTCAAGCGCGCGGGTTTCGAGTTCCGGCCGCAGCTTGAAGCTGGACACGTTCTGCAGTTTGCGAGTTGCCGTTGCGTTTGCCGTGCCGAAAGCCGACTGCCAGCCGAGTTGTAATACATTATGTGCATTAAGCATTTTCTACCTCTTCTTTGTGTTTTTCTAACTTGTAAATGCCCGCCTTGAGCGCGGCTTTCGTCAGCTCCTTCGGGAACTGTTTCCACTCGTCCACGCTCATATCGCGCGCTGGCAGTCCCACGAAGTAGCCACTTCCCTGATAAACGTACTTATCCACTGACTACCTCCAATACTTGTAATAAACACAGAACGCCGGAATAGAAACGCCCTGATCCGCGCGGCCACTCATATTCGCCCGGCGTAATGGCTACGCTCTGCAGGGTCGTGTTTGAAGTCGGACATTTGCCCCACGTCCGCATCCCGTCCAGGTATTTGCCTGAATATTCGACCAACTTCGGTGCAAACTCACGCAAGCCCAAGCCCTGCTCAGAAGGCTGCCAAAGCATCAGGTCGGTTATCTGCCAGTTGATTGACATTGCCGTTCCAATCGCAATGTGCGTGCCCTCACGCCCTTCACCCGGCATGGTTGCAACGGGTAAGAGCAACCGGCACGGCAATTGCGCGGTCGTCATTGAATCCGGCAGCTCGTCCAGATCGTAGGCGTAAGGCGCAACACCATCCGCCATAGTTACAACCAGGTCAGCCAGTGACCCGTAAACGTTTACAATCGCGCTTGCGCTCATACTCCCTCCATTCTCGGTTGCATCTGCGCCTCTTTTATCCGGCGTTCCGCAATGGCAAAGTAGGTCGGGTCAATCTCAATCCCGATGAAGTTACGCCCCGTCTGAACGCAAGCCACGCCCGTAGTGCCGCTCCCCATAAACGGGTCGAGAATGGTTGCGCCTTCTACCATGTCAATACACCACCTCATAAGTTCAATCGGCTTTTGAGTAGGGTGTACTCTCATTGGCGTGTCTTTTGCATTTGCACCAACCCACGACCTGTCAAACTTTTTCACAACTTTATTTAGGTTAGTCCAAGCCAGTTCGCAATCAGCGAAACTATTTGCACCGGTATGTTTATCCCAAACCAACCAACATCGGCTATTCGTCAAATATTCTGCAAAGTAATTACCGCCCCAAATAATTGTCTGCTTACTAATTCTGACAATTTCAGTAATGTATTCAGGGTTTAGCGGTTTATCCCACTCGCTATTGCCACGATAAATTATCTGTTTACCGTTGCCAAGTCGCATATTCGTGACGCCAATCCCGTAAGGCGGGTCGGTTATCACCGCATCCACGCTCTTGTCAGGCATAGTGCGCATAACTTCGAGACAGTCGCCTAAGTGAAGCTCAACGCTCATACTATCCGCCTCTTATATCTATCCAGCAGCCTGGTCACATCCGCCGGAAGGTTGGTCGGCATAATGGTCACGCCGTCACCTGTAATGAGCGGACGGTCAATGTCTGCCGATGTATCCTTCTGGCGATACAGGAACGCGGTCAGCCTGACGCAAGCGTGCTGGATATCAGCCGGAGCGGTCGCAGAATATCCCCACGTGCCAGCCACGCTTATTTCGCTATCGCCGTCCGAGAAGTTCCACGATTGCGACTCGTCCAAACGGATAAGCCACTTCGGGCTGTCATTGCGCGGGAAGAGGCGATAATTGCCGCTCGCGACTTCCACCGCGTTGCCGTTCGTGAGCTTGGTGACAGTCAGCAGGTCTTCGCCGTAAAGCATCAAATCCTGCCCGTCCGTGCAATTCTCGCCGAAGTATTTCGTGGCGGTGACGGCTGTGAATGTTCGTCCGGTATAAGCATCAATCAAGCCTTCCGCACGCGTAATCAGATCGCCAAGTAGATTGTCGTCCACCACCGTCGATGCAATGCCCAAATAGTCTTTTACTTGTACGGAAGTTGCGTATGCCATGTTACTTGACCGCCTTTATTTTCGCCTTTGCTTTGTTGCCAACGATCTTGATTGCCGGATCGTCTTCAATCAAGGCGATATAACGCCCCCTGAGAAAAGCGTCCACAGCGCTATCCGGCAACTCCGCAATTCCTGGCTCGAACTCGTGGGCTTTGCCCTCTATCTCAAACCGGAATGGAACTAATATTTTGACTTTCATCATTACTCCAATCAGGCGCGCTGGATGAGCATTGTCACCACGCCGCCCTTTTCGTCACCTGCAGCCGCCACTTTCAAAGTTAGCGTGCCCGATCTAACCCACAGCATTTTGGTCGGGTCGTTGATATATACGGTCGCGGCGGCTGTCACATCCGCGCCCTCGCCGCTCAATACGTCCAGCCCGTCGCCATCTTCGATAGTCACATCGTAAAGGTTGGTCGGCGCTGTACCACCAGAATCAGAAGCCAAACTGACTTTGACGATCTTGCCGCAATACCAGCCGGAAGCGGCTGAACTTACAGCCCCGCCGGTTGCGCTCAACCAATCCCATTGAATTTTCTGCAATGGATATTCAACGCTGTCTTGCGTTATTGTTACAACTTGTGCTGCCATAACTGTTTCTCACTTTCAGAGGTCTTGGGGCGGGACTGAGCCCGCCCCTTCTTGACCCCCATTACTTAGACGATGACCGCTTCAGTTGCGGCGGTCTTCGGGTACGTGCCCGAACCTTCGTACAGCACAGCCACCGCGCTAACCAACACAACATCGGTCGCGGCTGCGCCAACAGCTTTCTGGTAGGGTTTAGCGGGATTGACAGGAACATCAATCGCGTAAACTTTGCTTGCGCCGGTTGCGGCTGCAATTTGAGTTAATACCGCTCCGGTAATATCAGCGGCGGCAACATTCATCGCGGCGGCGGAGTCTTCCTGAACTTTGTAGTCCAGTGTCGCTCCAGTCGCCATTGCGCCGGTAGAAATAATGTGACAGCAGCGGTCAAAACCGGTGCAGTCAATAGCAACTTCTGTCAGTGCCGTGTTGGAACTTACTGGCACAATCGAGGGAACAATTTTTGTTCTTCCTAATAGGTTCATGGTTTATCCCCTTTCAGGATTATGATCCGCCCTGGGTCAAATACTTGAAGGCGAGTGTCTGGAGTACAGCACCACCGAAGCGTTGGCTGATGAAGATACCCACCTGTCCGTTTGCCTGGTACAGATACGGGTTGCGGACGACTTTCAATCCCTGTCGTTCTGCGAATGCGTACATCGAGAAGTCGCCAACCAGCACGGACTTCTTGGTGTTCGCGATGGCTTCCATGTCGGGCGAAACAAGAGCAGTAATGCCCATGAAGTCACCACCAGCAGGAGTCTGAACAAACTGGAAGTTGTCGCCAGTTCTGCCGCGTAAATACCACTTGGTCGAACCAAGCATCAAAAGCCGAGTGTTGGCATTGAGATAGTTGCTATCAAGCGTTCCGATAGTGGAAACCAACTCGGCGGCGGTGATGGCGGTCTGCCCGGCGGTTGTAATGCCAGATGCGGTTGCACCACTCAGCACGCCTTGAGGCATACCAGAACCACTGCCAACGGTCAGGTAGTAGTTTTCAGCCGCAGCGGAAGCGCGCGCAATGACGGAAGCCAGATAAGCTTCCAAGCCAACCGCGTCGCCGTCCAGCATCTCTTCGCTGACTTTGATCATCTTTCCAGCTTTGTACATAGTCAAAGCGACCTGCCCGAAGACTGGATCGTTTTCCACATACGCGCCCTCTTCCGCAATCACAGCCAGCTTGGTCGCAGCGGTAGATTCGGTCGGGATGAGAATGCGGTCGTGATTGCTGACCAGTTTCATTACGGGAGCCTGTCGCACCCATGACTGATCTTGGCGCTGCTCAACGATCGAATTGTAGAAATCATCAGGCACGGCATAACCGCCCTCATTGTCGGTCGCGCCTTGCCATGAGCCTTTGGCGGTCAATTCAAGTTCGTTACCAGAAAAGCCGCGAGGATTGTCGCCCTGCGCCCAAGCCATAAAGGCTTTCGAGAAGCTGGCGGATTCTTTCGCGTTCTTGGTAGTAGGCACGCCCTTGACTTCGCCGGGAGCCGCTTTCAATTCTTCGATGATCGACTTCTTCAAAGCCTCAACATCAATAGTTGGCTGCTCAACAGCCTTTACTTCTTTTTCGACGATAGGTTCGTCCATTGTATTTTCCTCCATTGGAAATTGTGAAATTGTTAGATTAGTTTTGGCTTCCATCTCGTCCTCAACCGCATCCACTGTCGCAATGACCTCTGGGATTGCCTCCGTGATAGACTCGCTTTTCGCCTCGATAACGGCAAACTCATTCGCCGGTTTTCGCCATTCGTTTGTGTCAAATAATGCCAGTTCACCAACAGGCCACACGTCAATCAAGCCGCCTGCGCTTTTTCGTACCAGGTGGCTCACAGCACCGGAAGAGGCGCGCAAGGTTTCAACGCCCGCATCCAGCAAGCGCTTTGCCAGCGGCTCGCTCTCGTCAAGCATCGGCTCAAACCAATGCCCGCGTGAGTCCTTGCCAGTGTAGATAGCCCGCCCGATCAGAGCCGGTTTTTCCTGCTTCTTTCCCGGCTCTTCCGGGTCAAAGCCATGATAGTAAGTCAGGTTGACGTAATCGCCGGATTTCAGCCAGATTTCAGTCTGCTCATGGAACGCCTCGCCATCCGCGTCACGCCCTTGCAACTGTCCGCTGTAAGGTACGCCCAGCACGCGCCAGCCCGGATCCACGTACTCCGAGTCTGCTTTTATGCGCTTTTCAGCATCCAGCTCCATCGGCTCAATGAGCGTGTCTGGTACTTGTATCTTGATTGCTAATTTATCCGACATTCTTCACCTCTTGATTCAATGCGTTTGTAATGTTCTTGATAATTTCCGGTCTTCTTACATCCAGCGCGCCCTTCTCAGTAACCCACCCGCTCCACTTATGCCGCGTGACCTGTTCGTCCCAGCCCTGTACTAAATCGGCATAGCTCATGTTATTTTCAACAGTCGAAGTCAAGCCATCCAGGCTGCTGCTCACCGCCCAACTGTTTGCCAACTTTCGCGTGCGCTTGTAAGGTACGCTGATTTCGCCGCTCTTCATCTTCGCGAAGAACGCGCGCCGTACTTTGTCATTCGTCTTGATCAGCGGGTTAGGCGAGTACACCTTATTCGGGTACTTCCGCAAATGTCTCTGAAGCAGAACACCTTGCTGCGATATAACCGCCCGTACTCTGTTCAGCTTCGCCAGCGTGTCCAGCTTTGCGACCAACTCCGCCGCGCCTTCAACTGTGATTGTGAACGCCATTACTCACTCACCTTCGGAAACTCCCAACCAACCCCACACCTGCATCTTGGATGCGCCGGTGGGTATTGCCCGTTGGTAATCTGTTTTTCATGCTTAGGCCAACAGATAGGACATTTCCGAACAATCTCGTCATTTGCCGTCATCCAGATCGGGATCATGCGCTGCCCGCTTTCACGTTCCAATTGATCGACATACGCACGCTCACCCTCCACAACCGCCCTGGTTGTTTCTGTCACGGCAATCATCTCAGCCCGAACAGGTGAGTAGTAAGGCTGCAGACGTTCTGTAATCTCGCGGATAGTCAAGCCCTGTTCGTAGCCTTGCCCAATGATTTCGCCGACTTGCCGCGCGTTTGCCAGCATTTCGGCGGTTATGTCCCGCCTATTGCGCCACATTTCACGCAGCACTTCTTCTGTGTGTGAGCGCGCCCAATTGACCGCTTGATGATTGATGTTATCCAAGCTCACGCCAATGCCGATATTCAGCATGACATTCGTTGCCTGTGTTAGATAAACGTCTAACAGCACCGGCTCAACGTCTTTTTGGATTGTGCGCCAGCCGTTCTGCCAGTACTCAGGCGGAACGTTTTCCAGACGCGGCGGATCGCCCAGGTAGCCGAGCAGCTTGTCAAGCTCGCTGCCAAGCCCACGCCCGACCAGCCGTGCCAACTTGCGCTCAATCTCTTCGCGGTTTACGAAGTCCATTAGGCTTCCACCTCTTCAAACATCGGCAACTCATAGAACGCAATCCGCTTCTCGGCGATCTCAACGTACTCCGCCTCGCGCTCAATCCCGACGAACTCGCGCCCTTCCAACTTGCACGCGATTCCAGTCGTGCCGCTTCCTGTGAACGGGTCTAAC